TCATCAACAACATCACCAACAGCAACAGTAGCTGATCGAACATGGGTTATTTCTATTTCAGCTTTGCCATATCTAACCACTGTTCCAATGTGGGATGGCTCTGTAATTTCATCAGCAACACCAGAGCCAGTACCTGCACCTGTTGCTTTAAAAATTTCACCAACAGTATTTGAGTTAGCGCCAATTAAAGTAAAATCTGTAGTGCCAACAGATTCTATCTTGTAATAGCTATTGGTTACAAAGCTTCCCGCAGCAACATTGTTTGTTACTAAAGTTCCAGTGTCCCAATAGTCTGTACTTACTGTAAGCGTAATACCTGTTCCTGTTGTCGCTGATGGATCAAGCGTTACGCCTTGTGCGTGAAACTGTGTATATGGTTGATATGTAACATTATTATCACCTCGAGCATCGAAAGAATAAGTATCAATCTCAAAGCTTGTAAGACTTGTTCTGCTAAGAACACGCGGGGCAAACAAAGGATGGCAGATAAACATTGCATCGCCATATTGTGCTGTTGTGTATTCTTGCAAATATTGCTTATCAAATGGCAAAGTGTTGGAATCAACATCTGCAGTAAGAGTAGAAACCAAAGTTACATTACCATTCGTTTCTAGCTGAAAGCAGCGAACTTTCTGATGCTCAACCGATATAATGTACTGCTCATTGTCATCAAACATAAAGCGAAACAAATGAGATTGCTCTGGATTATTAGCATCATAAGCAATGCTATAGTCGTAAATATGTTTTAGACCCTGCCGTTTTTTTGCAGAGCCTTCAGCCATTACAAGCATGTTTTCTAATCTTTGTACGGATTGAGAATAGATATTTGTATCTGTTCTCATGAGCAAAGAATCACTGACCTCACCATACTGAAAGCTGTTGGTTGGGACTCTAACTTTCTGCATTAGCTACGCCTTTGTGTAATGAACCTCGATGTGTTGAGCTTACGTGTTGTTTGCTGTTGTGAATCAGCTCTTCGGGCTTGAGCCATATATACTTGTGCCTTTTGATCCATAAGCTGTGACAATGAAGCGTCTCGAGCTATGGAAATAGCAAATGATCCAGCAAGCATATGCTGAACTGCTAATGTAAAGAATGAAGGCCAGTTTTGTTCATCAGCGCGGAATGTATAGTCAGCTACAACAACACTTGTTTCTGCTTCATCGTTGTAAGCTTTGCTACCATAAATATCATATTTAATTGGTATGTCATTTACAGTAAGCGCGTGTACCAACAATGTTTCGGATGGCAACTGATATGCTGCATCCCAGCGACCTGTTGGTGTTTCTGATAATCTATTCAACTGTTGTTGGTTTGTAGCAAATCGCCAGCGCGTATTCGTAAGAGCAGCGCGAACAATATCTTCATAAACCGCGTCGGCAACAGAGGACTCTAAAGTTCCATCTGTAAAAGACTGAATCTCGTCGCCGCCAATCAGGACAGAAGCGCGAGAGCATACTTTAATGGGTGTGTTTGCTACATCAGGCATAAGTAAAGTTGGGGGCCGAAGCCCCCATCCCTATTAACGTGTGTCTGTTGCTGTGACAGTTGTACCATCAACAACGTCTACTGCAGAAGATGTAACGCTATTTGCGTACAAAATCTTAATTACAGGCGTACCGCCTGAAGCAGTAACAGCAAGAATAATGTCATTTGCATTAAACATATTTGCTGAATCATTGAAGTAACCTGCTGCGTCAACAACAGTTGCAGCGTCAGTTGTAGTGTAATGCCACAACGTAACACCAGAACCGCCACCAATGCGAGTTAGATTTGCTGCATTATAAGCCATTTTCTAATCTCCTTAGTTGTTGTCTAGGACTTCGTAGACACCATCATCATCGATGACTACGGAACCCATTGACATCATTGATGTGGTAAGGTGCGAGACTTTTTCTGCAACATAGTTGATCTCAGTCTGTACGTCAGAGTTGATACCTAGACCAACCGCAGATGTGTGGTACGCAAAGTTCTTACCACCAGATACAGCAGACGTTGAGAAAATCTTGAAGCCCAAGAACTCTTTCATTGTCATACCGCCAGCAAATGGCAAGTTTTGTGGGCCAACAAAGTCTGATGATGCAAACTCAGTAATTGCAAACAAATCAGCAAAACCCGCAGGTGACATTGCAAGATAGCGTTGACCATCTTCAGGAATGTCTGCGTTGCCAAATGTTTCAAACAATGACAGCAAGTCTGCTTTTTCAAGTGCAGATGATGTGTCATGAATTTGCGTTGAGTTAGCACCTGCATCTAGAGCAGTTGTGATAATCTCATCAGTCTTACGACCTAGTGCAGCAGCAGCAGATTGTGCAACAGCTTGGCGCTCGTTGATGTTTGTTTTCAACTCGTCAAGCTTGTCGATGTACTCTGGTGCATAGTAGTCAGCCATTGTGACTTCTACGTTTGTGTGCGCCAGCTCCATCGGTGTTACGTTACCGTTGCGTGATTTTGTATTTGCTGTGCCTTTACCAATTACTTGGAATCGTGCAGTTGAACCAGTCACATTAGTAGTACGAACAGTGTTCCGTAGCTTGGAACCCATACGTTGATACTCCATGTGAACTTGTGATTCAAACTGTTTGATAAAGGCTTCTGTGATTGTATTAGCCATTTTACAGTCCTAAATTGAAGTTTCGGGTTTCTACGGGTGTCCGCTCGACCACTTCAACTTGGGTATCCTTTCGGGCCAATCAGTGTATTACGGGCCGTGGTGTCCTATCGTAAACACAATTTTCCTCTAAATTGCAACGAATAAATTCAACATACTTATTTTCACCACTAGCAATAGTGCCAATAGGTTCAAATCCTAACCATACTGCCCAGTTTAAAATGCCTTCATAATCAGCTAAAACTGTCATTGTCATATGGTCTTGCGCTTGCGACAAAAAATCTACAAGCATTCGTGAACCCCGTGCCAGCATAACAAAGTTATTTTTTGCTTCTTCAGTAAATATTGTAAACATTTGCGGGTGGTCTTGATCACCATTGAACCATAAACCACCTGCGCAGATGATAGGGCCACCTTCTTTTCTTACAATATATGCTTCAGCTTGCTCGTACATTTCACTCATTGCAACACGCAAATCAGTATAACCGAGTAATCTTAATTCTCTGCGGTTTTCATGCGCCATATTTTTAGCAATTTCATCTAAGTGAAATGGCGAAAGGGGCGTCATATAAAACGCCCCTCTTTCTAAAATTTTAGTTTCTTTCTGGGTAGAGTCTTGCAAAACCATCATCCACTTGCTTGATAAAGTTCGGGTCTTTGTTGTACCCACGGTATCGCTCATCTTGCATCATCCGTTGTAATTCAGTTATATCTGGCCCTGCGGATGGACTGCTGCCCTCAGTAAAGTTACCATCCTTCATTTTTTCCATAATAACTTCTAGTGCAATAATGCCCTCATGGGTTTCACACATACGCTCGATTGCTGGAAGAGCTTCTTCTGGAAAGAACTTGTTAGCAAAAACAGATGCAGCCTCTATTCTTGTGTTGGCATTATCTCCAAGTTGACTTGCTTCATACTCAATATCAGGCTGTTGACCAGCAATAGCTTGAGCATACATTTCTATTCCTTGCTCAAACTCTTCTTGGCTAAAACCATTTTCATAAGAATGATCTGACCACCACTTTAATAATTCATTATCAATGGCATCTTCAGAGTCAACTGATTCGGGTAGCTTGTAGTCAGACGCTGATTCGGGCCGATCCGCGAAAGCTTCATTTTGAATTTCTTCAATAATGGATGCGCGAATATCTTCGTCTTTTGCACCAAGTTTTGACTGTAGTTCAGTATAAGACTTTGCTAGGTCTTCTGGTGTTTTGAACTTTTCAGGAAGCCATTCTGGACGATCCTGTGGTTGTGTTGCTTGAACATCATCCTCAGTAATAAAGTCACGACCATCTGCTTCTGCGATTTCTAATGCTTCTTGCTCACTCATTTGTTTTTACTCCTGTGTGCATGTGCAATGCGCTGCTCGAGTATGGCAACAATATAAGCCTGACCAGCCGCATGAAAAAGCTCATTGGCCTGTACATTTGGCCCATGAGCTGTTTCAATAGTTATTGATCGAAGATAACGTAAAACTTCTTTTCCTGTAGCTGACTTAAAGACTTCTGCTACATTCTTGCTGATTTTAAGGTCTTCTACCGAAGAACGCTGTATTCCATCTATTCCGATGTTAACCTTGGCTACCAACGTCTGCTCCCTGCTGTTGCGCCATTTGCTGCATCATTGCAGTTAATTGTCTACGCTGTTCTTCATCACGAATCAAGGTGTCTGGCACACCAAACTTTTCAGCAAG